ACGTCCATTCGCCGTGAAGTATTTGCGCGCGAAGACGGGACGCGCAGGGTCGAATTTACGTTCGGGGATACGAGCCATTGAGTTTCTCCATAAGTGCTTTGGGTATAATACAACGAAAAAGGGCGGCTTTCTAGGTGCTAGTCGTCAAGGTGAGTCCTACCGTATTCGCCATGATACTTGCGGCTGGCTTCGGCGTAGGCTTCGGCGGCTTCTTCTGCTGTTTGGAAGGTGCCGAGGTATATAGATTCTCCGTTGACGCTTATGCGAGAATAATATGAGCCTTTTCTCTTGTCGTAATATGCGCCCTTGATGCCTGTCTGACTATCGCTGCGAACCCTAGAGTTTAGGTTATTCTCGGCAACAGTAACAATGCGCAAATTGCACATGCGATTATCCAGACCATCGCCGTTGATGTGGTCTACAACCATATCATCTGGGCAATCTGTCAATAGGCGATGCATAAATATCGTCTTCACCGTACCATCATCAAGCCTATCTCTTGTTGTTGCGTATGATGTATACTTCCCTTTCATAGCGCCCCAATTTAATTCCTTTATAATCGGTAAAAATTCAGCATCTAATATAGCAGTTCTATTTTGTGTCAATTCAATCATAGCCACATCGCCAACAACCTGAATTTTGTTAAGTGGTTCTTTTTCTTGCTTAATGTATTCTAGTTTCTCAATCTTTTGCGGTTCATCTAGAACGTGCGCATAACTTCTCTTTGTTTTTATTGCCCATATAGTTAAATTAGAACATCCTAATTCTTTGGCAATGACTGATGAAGTTCTATTATCGGCGCGAATTACTCTAATCTCATCGTCACTGAAACCTATGTAAGATTTCTGAATTCCGTAGTCGCCTTCTCTTGGTGGGATATATTTATATGTCTCCCTACGCCGTATCTGTGTGACTGTGCTAGGGTGAATGCCATATTCAGGTCCAATAACACTTGAAGATCTATGGTCTGCCCTAATGGCAATGACTTGTGCGTCAGTAAGCGCAGACTTCCTACCGTGATGTTTTCCCTTTTGCGTTCCATGCAGAACTTGGTCAAAACTATTCTCCGCTGGAGTAGCCCATCGGAGATTTGCAAGTCGATTATTTGATGGGTTGCCGTCATTGTGCGCTACAACATGACGTTCTGTTGGTGGTTGACCAAGAAAAGCAAGTGCCACAAGACGGTGAACCATATAACTTTTCGGTTTGGATTCATTAGTCAGATTTACATTTTTAACTCCAGATGCGTTAACGCCATGTTTCAATACTCTGCCAACAACAGAACCTTTTGCAGGTTTTATACGTTTAACACGGCCAAAATTGCTAACCTGATACACACCTTCATAGTCAACCACATCACGCCAAACTTCCATAGAAATAACCTCCAATCATTGCTGACTGGAGGCTACATTGTTTTTGTTATAGCGTCAAGCCACTATATAGTAGCCTAGCTAACGATTGATCCGAACCAATACCCAAGATCGGCTGACACCAGTTTCATGTCATAGGCGCTCTGGACTTCCACACGAGTGCTTTCCAGATGGTCCATTACAAACCGCTTCGTGGCAAAGCCAAATGCGTTCGTCTGGCCCATGAAGCCGGTCCACGAGAACTGGTAGCCGCCAGTCGGCGTCATCAGCGAGGGCGAAGGTGCTGCGTAGGTCAGCAGAGCGTTCTTGCCACCGATGAAGCTGTGCGAAGCCGTTGCGCCTTGGTTGGCGGTGTTCTCGATGCCGCGCATCACAAGAACCTGTTCCAAGCCAAACAGAGCGGCCAGCGTCTGCTCGTTCACCATCGCCGGATTGGCGGTAGTGCTAGTCGCGTACTTCACACGGTCCACGATGTCCGGGTGATCCACGAGAGCATCCAGAACAGCCTTGCTCATCACGAGTTTGTTCGGCGTGAAGCCGGTGGACTCTTCGATGGTGGTGATGGCCGAGCGCATATCGCCAATCGGATCGCCCGATGTCTGGTCCGACCACTGGATCGTCTCACCCGAAGCAGGCGAGGACGCAACACCAGTTTCTTCGTTGGTCCACTTGCCAGTGGTGAAGAAGTTGGTGGCCCACAGCTTTTCGCGCTGGATCAGCATTTTGTGCGTTGCATATTCCGCAGCCGCGCGCTCCACGTCCACAGCAGGGTCGGCATTTGCGCGAACCTGATCCGGCACATCGTGGTGGAAGGCGTAGACGTTGGCGAAGTACGTCGGCGTGTTGTCCAGATCGTAGCCGCCGCCAGCGGATTCGGTGCCCGGAGCGCGGATTTGCGCTTCGTCACGGTTGAAGTCGCCACGGTCAAACACGAAGTAACGGTCCGACTGCTTGGAGACCGGCACGTTGGGGAACACTTTGCCCGCAACGAACTTGTCGGCACCTTGCAGGAAGGCTACCGAGATGTTGGTCAGTGCCGCATCAACATGGACGGCGCTGTTTGTAGGTTGTGCCATTGTTCAGGCTCCTCTGATTAGGCCGTGCCGCCGCGCGGCTGGAAGATGATGGAAATGACTTCACCATCGGCACCACCAGTAATGGCAGTTCCGAGAATGTTGTCATCGGTTGCGGCAGTGATTGCTTCACCGGTCGAGTTGGATGCTACGAAGGCACCAGCGGCAACAGTGCCACCTGCTTCAACGCGGGTCAGGCCACCGATGCAGACTTCGGCTGCGCGACCTGCTGCCGACGGATCGTTCAGCAGAACACCGACCGAGGCTGCGCCATCAGTCGAAACGCTGAGTTGACCATCGCTGTCCATCGTAACGAAGTGGAACTGGTTGGCCGAAAGGTCTGCGCCAGCCTCAAGGGTGACGCAGGTCTGAGAGTTTTTGTACGCCATCTATGCGTCCTCCTTAGTTGGCTTCTGCACGGGCTTCGGCCATCAGCGATGCACCTTCACCCGACTTGGTGACTTCAGCAAACCCGGTCTCGAAAGGCACTTTGTGCTCATTCGCGTAATCGGTTGCCATCTTGTTCAGACGGAACGTGGCCGAAGCCTCGTCGTTCAGCGGGTTAGCGCCGATCTCTTCCATCTGCTTTTTCAGGGCAGCGTCAGCGGCCTTGAGTGCCTTCAGCACGTCCTCGTCGCCATCAACGGCAGCAAGCAGCTTGCCTTTGGCAACATCGGTGCCAGCCAGATGCGGCAGTTCTTCAGCACCACGCTTTGCCAGAGCGACTTCTTCCTGCTCTGCCTTGGCTTTTACCAGTTCGGCTTCCTTGGCTTCCAGAGCCTTCAGGATGGTGGCCGGAACAGCCGCCTTCTCGAAACGCTCACCGTCAACCTCGACGTATTCAGGATCAGCGCGCTTGGTCAGCTTGCCCTCCTCAACGTCAAAGCCAGCATCGTCAGCCGCCTTCTTGAAGCCATCCAGTTCGGCTTCTGCACCTTCGGCCCGCTTGGTCAGGTCATCAACCTGACCCTCCAGAGCCTCCAGCTTTTCTGCGAGTTCTTGAGGGTCCATGTCATGACCTCCTTTCTCTGTTTTCTCGCCCATGCACATGCGCTTGGCTTCCATTTCGGAATAGCCTTTGTCCATGTACTCTTTCATCTTCGCCTTCATGGCGTCAGACATGTCTTCGTCCTTCATGCGATCTCCTGCGCGTTTGAAGAGAGTGATTTTTGCGTTCGGGTCGGCTGGAATATCCACACCCGAGATTTCAGTGAGTTTGATGTTCTTGAGTTTACGAGGCATCGTAATCCTCCACGTCGCCAGCCTTGCCTCCGATGCTGAATCCAGTGTAAGTACCTGACTTATAGGCTTTCATCACGCTCTCATCGTTTGGCTTCATGGCGACAATCCAACCTTCGCGGTCGGAGTAGATGTCAAATGCCTTCATAATGTCATTGGTCAGCGGAAACGAATGAACGAACTGCCCGACATTCTCACCCTTGTGCATTACCTTTGCATTACGTGAGTTGAGCATGAAGTCCGTTGCCATCTTCTCCATTTCAATCGGCTCAATGGAATCGCCTTGGGTATCAACAAGCAGTTTGCCGTCTTCAGTCGAAACATACGCCCAACCATAGACAAGCCCCTGCTCATCATCGACCTTGAGAACAGTGGCTTGCTCTTGAGACTTATTTACAGACACCTGTTGCATAATGGTCCCAATTATCGCGGAAATTGCTCGCTCAAGCAACCCCTCCTTGACAGGGGTTTCATCGTCGTCCGAATCGCCATCAATACCGGCCATTTCACGGATGCGCTCAAGGTAATCTTCGTGGTCCTCGCCAGGCATATAGACGGCTTGACCGTCGCGCTCATGCACATGGATTTCGCCTTCAAGCCCAAGGTCCATGCTGCGCACAACGGCTTCGGCGGATGTGGTGAACATGTCGTCTTCGACTTGGCGTTTTTCGAGTCGGTCCATGATGCGACGGGACCATTCACGTCCGGGTGATCCGCCCCAAAGAAGAAAACTTGTGAATCCTGCATCCCTCCACGGCTCATCCTTATACTTCGGGTCCACCTTTTCGTTACCGCGATGCCGAGCAAAGAAAGACGCCATGCGAGCAACGGTTTCACGGCTCAGGTTCTCACCGCGAGCCAACTGTCCTGCGCGTATCCAACCCACCTGAGTTCCACCGCGAACCTTGTCTCCGTATTTCTCTTTCCACCGGATAGCCCGTCGCGCAGCCGCCCTCGCTCCAGCCGGGGGCTTGAACGTATCCTCCTTGCGCGTCCGCTCCCAGTCAGCAGATGGGACGTGAACAGCAGATGCGGAAGGTTGGGATTTGCGTGTGGACAATGGGTGCTTGTTCGGCAGCAAGTCAGTATCAAATTTACCTGACGGAAACTTGCCTGTGCGAATAGCTCGGAGGAATACGTTTACCCTCGCCATTGCCCATTGTTCAGGCGACTTGACGTTGGGGCGAACGCTGGATGGGTTGGTGCGATAGGCCCCAACACCACGATCATAAACCTGCTCCAACATGGACAACGTGACACGGCCTTTGTCGCCGTGCTCGGCGTTGTGTTCACGCACCTTTTCTTCAAGGGTGTCTTTGCGCGACTTCGCTTTCTCCGTCCGCTCCCACTTACCCGTCGCGCTATCCCGCTCAAAGCCAGCACGACGAAGCGCCGACCACGCAGATGCAAAGGATACGGACTCAGAGCGCCCAGCATCGAGTTGGCTGTTCACCGTGTTCCTGAAGATTTCCTGTCCGCGTTCGGACGGAATCAGTTGGCGAAGACGGGCCGGGAGTCGTTCGTAGGGCATCGCTTACCTGCAAAAAGAAAGACGCTGCGGCTTTTATACCACAGCGTCTAGCAAGTTAGCAAATTGGGGTGAGGGGTTAAGGCGGGTCTATCGGCAAGTCATGAGTAATTGCAAGGATAATATCAACCGCCCTTCTCCTTGTGTTTATATCAATATCATCGTCGCCGATCAATTTTCTCATAAAGTCCAATATGAAAACCATTTTGACTTCCTGAGGCTGGTCTTCAAGTCTGATCTTTATAAGCGATGAGGCAAAAGAAGAATCAGTCATCTTTACGCCAGTTTCTTTTTCGACCCACTTCTTTCTATTTCTGAACTCCTCTGCTTGATCTTCATTTATTGCTATTCGCAAGTACTTCCTGCTCATAGGCTGCGAACCTTATAGATGTCCTTTTCAGCAGCTTCTCCGTGCATACGAACACTGAGTTGACGCGGAGATTTATCACTACAAAAATAAGAGAAAGCCTTAAAAGCAAGAGCAATTTTATATTGTTTGTTATGCCGATTATTGCCAGTACTACCAGCGATAAGTTGCTCTCTCAAAAGCATGACAACCTTAGGGGTTGTTACATAATCAGGATTTGTCAAATGCCCAAAAAACTCATCAGATTTATCTTCGTCATATTCTGAGAATGCGACATTCAAAAACAAGAATACCGAAGGTCCAACATAAGACTTTGAAAAGTTGGAGTTCTTTCTTAGAACTTCAGAAAATCTTGTGTCGCCAATCGCTGCGTTCACAATCTCAGTCTTTGACAGGCGATTAGCAGTGCTAGGGTTTTTCACACTTCCCGTGTTTTTCCATAATAAGTACAAGTTAACAGCGGCTGCAACCACATTGTAGGACTCTACACCTTTCAATGCTAACATATCTCCCGCTCCACGGGTCTTCCCGATGTCAAGAGTTGTGAAGACGTCGCTGCTCAATCCGGTAACTACGAGAGTATTTAGCGGTATGCCAGTTTGGGAAATAGCCATAAGTCGGTGCTGCCCATCAAGAAGGACTCCGTCATGACTTATCTTTATAGATTCCCCGTTTTCCTTCCATTCCCCAGCAATTAGAGCCTTTTTAATAGATTCAAGGTTGCTCTTTGATACTGGACGATTTGAGGTGTTTAGGTTGAGCAAACGATCTGCTTCTGTCTTGTCAATCATTTTTACTTCTGTGTGCATGGTAGCCTCACTTGTTGTCATGTGTTGACATGTTGCAACATAAGTAGGCGATAGTCAATAAGAAAAACGCCGCCCCACTGAAGGACGGCGCTGTGTCAGAAAATTGCGTTGTTTTTAAGTCACATCAGGGTGGGATGAGGAGGCGGAAAAAGCTGATACATCGGAACTCCCAATCCCTGTCGAACATGTAGTCCTCCTTGCGGCGACAGGTTCAGTATGGGCGAGGATGTTTGGGCGGTCAAGCGTCTTCCATATACCCAAAGAATCCCGCTGTGATCGTCGTCGCCTTGTCCCAACTAGCCTTGAAACCAACCCATTCGCCCGCTGGGATAGGGAAGGGGCCAAAGTTCGGGAATGTGGCGGAACTATCCTGAATACCGACAGCAGCTAGTGGGTGAAGCCATCCGTCATCAGCAAAGCTATCCCCATTGATGAAGGAAGCGACAAGACTGACGACAACGCGACTATCAGATGACCCCGACGCAGCACCCGCATACAGGCCAGTCAGCATCAAACGCTTGTTGGCTGGAACGCGGATCATGGACGTGTGAAATTGGATGTCGCCAGCCGACATACGTCCATATGTGACACCGCCGCTAACGAACGTAATTGTACCAACGACAGGCCCGAACTTGGAATACGCATTGTTTATTGCGCGAATGTCCGTAGCGTTCGTTGTAACTGACGTTGTGCCGTTTAGTGTTACCGTCTCGTAACGCTCAATGAGATTGCCGTCGAGGTATCGGATAACTATGTCGCCGGTATCGCTTGCCGATGTGGACACGAGCGTGAGTTGGATGTTGTCTGGTACAGTCAGCGTGTTCGGCATATCTGTCTGCCAAACGATGCTTGTGCCAGAGCCAGTTACAACCTTCTCACCGAATGTGCTGAACGGCGTTGAGCCAGGTACATTTCCGCGCGCTATGTCTGCGTCGTTGTTCGTGCGCCACAGGCGTTCGGGCCAGCCGGAGGTCTTGAACGAGTAGGTCACTACTCGTCTTCCTCCATCTGCGCCTCAGCATTAGGACGCGGCCTATCAGGATCACCCGCAGGAAGCCCTGCAACGTCGCGCAGGTGTTTCTCAAGACCCTCATCGGGGAACAGGTCTACACCGGACAGAGCAAGGCGCTGGATAAACTGACCAAGTTCTTCGAGGTCCACAGGTGCAATGCGACCACGCGCAATCTTCGGCATATCGTCAGGGTTCATGCCGTTCAACTCCCACAGGTAGGGCAGCAGTTTGCGGTTGAGTTGTGCGGCGATGGTGTCGGCGTATCCTTCAAGGGCTTTGAGGAATAAGTCTGCTTTCGACTGGGACAAAGCGAAGCTACCACGGTCATTAGCGCCCAGCATAACAAAGTCAGCCATCACAGAACGCGCAATGGCCTGTTCGTAGCGTAGGATGACTTCTCCAGTATCAATGTCACGGCTACCACGAGACGCAATCAGGTCAAACTCCACCATCATGTTATTGGTCAGTTTACCATCATCGTCAGCGTAGCGGTCAGACGGTAGGATGATGTAGCCTTGCTCATTACGCTTCACGTCACGCGCAATAACCTTCATCTGATTGAACAGAGCCTTTTGCGAGTCCGACGCATCTGCCGACATGAACTCAGATGGGATGCGGACAACGGGCAAGCCGTTCAACTCGCGCTCGATACCGACGCCCTCAAAATACTTGATGTTGTTTGCTGCTCGCCATGATGTGTAGGCAGAACGCAAAACAGAACGACCTGAAGGCTCATTACCTACGGAAGTGGTGCGAAAATGCAACAGTTTAGAGTACGGGATATATACGTTCTTTTGCGCGGCAACCTGCCAGATACCAAGGATGTCACCATTATCTTTGGTTTCAAAGCGGTCCAGCGTGTATGCGGCACGGCTTGCCAGTTTCTTCATGCGGATGAGGCCGTCGGCATCGCGCCGTGGAACCATCTCAAAGACACTGAAGCCGTAAGGAAGCATGGTCAAAACATCAGCAATAAATTCTTCCCAACTTTTATCGTCCATCCCGTTCATCACAGAGTGAATGAACTCAACCGCGCTGTTGGATCGACCCTCGACGCGCCATTCTATAGACCGCATCATCTGTGTCATGGCGTGGAGAATAGCACCTATAACGGCGTCGTTCTCCGACATTTCTCTGTATTTCTTGATGCCCTGTCGGCCACGAAGCTGGACAACGAACTCGTCCTGCCTAATTCCCCAGTCGGGCCGTGTGTCTGACGCTACGCCAAGTTCTGTGAAAGGACGGGCCATTTTTGTATCCTATAAGTGTTCTGGGGGCAGTATAGGGGGTCTATGCAACTTTGTGAACATTACTCTGCCGTTCTCCGACAACACTTAACTGTGGCGTCTTCCGCTTCTTCCGTGTCAGCGCCGACAGTTCATTAAACGCCGATGCAGTAGCGTCAACCTGGTCCTTGAATTTACTTTTGGGGAAGAACCGCAATTCATCCAACCAAGCCTTCGTCCATGTGCGCTTCAAGACGTTCACGCGACCAATCTCAACCTGTGACGCCAAAGGCTCTGCGCGTGTCTCCTTGGAGCCTGACTGCGCCTCTGCCTTGGCGTTGTAGCCGTGCAGGAGCGCGATGATGTCCTGCACGACGACTTTACCCGCTGCGCCAGGGTCTTGAGGTACGATGATCTTGCAAGTATGCCCATCATCCTCTGCCGTCTTCTCGATCAGTTGCCGAACAGCACCGCCTCCAAGTTGTTTGCGCACCACATCCACAACGTAGAACTGCTGGCTTGTCTCGCCATAGAGCATCTTGGTGCCGACGGTGTATGCCCCTTTGCCTTCGCTACCAGCCAAGTCCCAAGCGCGTACAGCAATGAAGTTCTCGTCGGGCAGGTCTTCAATTTGGCGGATGCTATCCACTTGGAACATACCGCCTTTGCGGGGTGCCGGTTGCTGCTGCATCTGAGCGGCTGTCGCATATGCGCCCATGTTCTGCTCAAGAATGTCGAGTTCCGTTTTCGGGAACCGATCTTCCCACATAAGTTCTTCGTCTTTGGTGCGTGGGTCCGTCCAGCCGATGCTTGTGGTCGTCCGCATGGATTCATCCCAACGCATAGGTACACGCAACAACTCATAACCCATCTCAACAGCCGTTGCGGTTACGTCCTCTTCGTGGACACGCTGCATCACAACGACAATGCTGGAATCCTTTAGGCTGTTAAGGCGTGTCTGAGCAGATTCAATGAACCATTGGACAGCCTCGGACCTTTTGGCGTCAGACTCGGCCTTAGACACGTCATGAGGATCATCGATGATGAAGCTGTCACCACGATAGCCGGTTGTTGCGCCGCCGACCGAAATAGCCCGCATAACACCTAGTTTGTCGGTGCTGAAGTTAACCTTGCCTGCCTCTTCCGATGAAATATGTATGCCGAAGTGCTTGCCATACCAATCTGACTGCAAAATACGTCGACACTCCACGTTGTTGCGCTCCGCAAGGCTCAAAGCATAGGACGACGACAGAAATTTGTAGTGCGGCCTGTTCAGCCATGACCACGCAGGCCAAAGAACAGATGTCATCTTCGATTTCATTGTACCTGGCGGGACGTTAATCACTAGACGCTTGATCTCTCCGCGCGTCACCGCTTCAAGGTGTTCTGTCATTGCATCAAGCACCCAACCCCAAATCAGCGGTGTTCCCGGCTCAATCACCGGCCATGCTTGATGCACAAATTCCTTCAGGCTCCGCCTAGCAAGTTCTGCTCGGATTTTCTGAAGGGCTTCTGGACCAACTTCGCGTATCTGTTCGGGGGTCAGTTGCATTTACGCAGGTTCGCCCCATGCGATGCACTTGTAATCAACCATCGTATAGTCAGGGTAGCGTTGAGCGACAAACAAAGCGCCACGCTCAACTACGGAGCGGTGACAGTCATCTTCAGTTTTCTGTGCAGGACCGCCGATGGCGATACAAACCGACGTTGTGCAGGCTAGGATAAGTGGGGTAAACATGATGTTTCTCCTTGTGTATGCCGTAGCCTAGCACAAAAAGAACCCGCCACAAAGGGCGGGCCTAGTTTGAGGTAAGAGTAGTGTCGGGGTTATAGGATATGGACTGCTAGATCGTCAACGCTTCGCTCCAACTCCGCCAACGTCCCATTGTTGTCTATGGTGAGGTCTGGCCTCGCCAGTTCAGGCGTGATGTCCATGCTGCCCGTTTCAGGCGGCAGGTGTTCGCTCCTATCCACCCAGATGATGTGGTCAAACAGGTGTCGGGCAACTTCCAATTCATCCATACGCCTCATGCCGACATAGAGGTCGTATCCGCGCTCCAGCATTGTGCGGGTTGTCTTGGCTTTGTCTGGCGTGTTGTAAAGACTAATCATCTCCATCCATTGTTTACGCCAGTTCACACGATCAGCGAACATAGCCTCAAAGCTATGATAGCGGATTTTTCCCCAAGTCTCCCAGATGATTTCACGCCCTACGAACTCGGAACTGGACATGAACCTGAAGCCGTGTTTGCGGTGTAGCATTTCTGCAACAGAATCCTTGCCGTGACGAGCGTAGCCAAGGATCAAGAGTTTAGGTCGTTCGAGGTCATCTCCGGTTAGCATCAATCACCTCCTTCAGTATCACTGCTGCCTGCACTGCCCAGAAGAACTCCTCGGCGTTCTCAGACACCCTACAGGCCGCGCTGATAGCCTCTACGTCCAACCCCTCGTAGGCGGTATCCAGACATGCTGCTGTGTAGTAGTCGCTCTCTGTCAATGTCATACGCGCACCGCAGGTCCGTCACGATAGCCGCGCACAAGCATATCCAAATCGGCACTTGCGCAGATGGCTGTCAGGAACTCCTCGTCGTCCTTGGCTACCTCGTCGGCGGCTACGACAGTATCAAACAGCAGATCATGTGTGCTGGCGATGCTCATAGCCAAGTCGCGTAGATCAAGCCTTGTAGATTTTGAGGACACGTTCGATTGCCTTGATGTCATTCTTATATCCTTCCTTATCTTCCTCATGGTCCGCTGTTCGATAACCGTTTATCATCATCTCCAGCATGTCTTGAAGCCCAGCCTTCACAATGCCATCCAGCGTCTCGTAGTCGATGTCGATTTTAGGCATCCAACGCCTCCTTCAGTAGTTTGTCGAGATAGTGCCGCGTTACGCCATGTGTATCGCGTAACGCCTTTTTGCTCATACCTGCATCATACTCACGCAGAATAGCCAAATCGCGCTCGTCACGTTCACGTTCAGTCATGTCAGCATCCCCGCTACAGCAGCAATCACAAACACAATAATCGGTATCGAGTAGTACGCAGGCAGTTCAGCGTAGAACCAGTGCCAGAATCCTTTAGCGTGTTTCATATCGCATCTCGCTCACGTTCAGTCATCTCAACACCTTCGCGCAATACTGTAGTTCGTTAGGCCCAACTCGACGCTGATACAGCAACACATCGCCGCGCACATACGCAGCCCACGCCCTCTTCGCTTCGTTGTTTTTGACCGGCTCTTTGCCGGGAACAGTCTTCATGCAGTGATAGCCGATGTGGTACACGATCTCGTCACCCTCATAAGCTCTCGCCAGTCTGTCATCGAATGTCATCATTTCTTCAAACGCTCCCTCATAGTTGGATAGCTAACACCCGCCGCTCTGGCCGCAGCCGCGATGGATGGATAACGCTTACCATTATAACGCACCTCGCGTCCATGATTTTTTCCACGCGGGTTAAGCCCAACAGTGTCTAACTTGTTGGCGTTAATCGCTCTGCGTAAAGCCTCGTAGGTAATACCCAACGCCTTTGCTGCTTCCGCTCTTGAGGGGTAGGTGACGCCTCGTATCGTGATGGGGATAGGGTCTTTGGGCATCACATCCCCTCCCACTTGTAGATATGCACATAGCCAACGTCGTCTTCATCCACGACGATCTCATAAGGCACTGCAACATATCCTTCAGGCGGCTCTACAGTCAGCCGTTCAGACTGGGTGTCCATGTATTGCCAATCAAAGATGAAACCCACAACAAGACCCTCATAGGTCAGGCTGAACGTCTCGTCTGTTGAATGTACCGTTGAGTTCTTGAACGTCACCGTTGCAACGGCCTTGGGTACAGTCGGCTCATGCAGTTCAACATAGGACTCCATGTTCATGGGAGCCTCCCATTGACGGATAGATGTCTCCGCGTGTAGCGGAGTGGCTGCGAGGAGCAGGGGTAGGAGGTAGGGTTTAATCATCAATCCGCTCCATCTTGATAGACGCGCAGTCAGGCTCGCCGTCAATGGTCTCGAAGGTGATGCGGTATTCGGCGTCACATGG